GTGAGACTGGTGCAGGACAATAAAGAAAGTCTCCATCGCATCAAGTTCATCCTTGGTTTTGGCTTGATGAATTACCTCGACCCTAAAGGCATCTGGCCCGTATTTGCGAATAGCATTAGAGAGGTACAACTTGCTGCCTTTACTTGCGGCATGAACATGCGCTTTCCAACGATCTTCTACCCTAGCCCGCATCCACTTACCGATGTAGACTTTGCCGTTCACCGAATTTGTGACTTTGTACACGACCATATACTCAAATACTTGGCTCCACAGGCTTTGTCTCGATAAAGTCCTTGTCTGTGATGGCGCGGAACCCGACGCGCTGCACGCGACCGGCGCTGCGCAAATAATGATAGACCTGCCAGTTCCCGTCGTCGAGCTTCACCCCGTAGCGGCGGATGAAGTAGTGGGGTATGACGACGACATTCCTTCCTTCGTAGGTGCCGTAATACCCGGCGCGACCAATCACCATCTTGCCTTCCATGACCGGCTTCCCCGCGAGGTTGTCGGACTTCAAACGCTTCTGTAGCTTGCCGAGCGGCACAAGGTCGTCGTAGGTTTTCCACGGCTTGAGGTACACCACTTTGCCGTCGCCGCTGACGCGCATCACGTTGTCGGGGTGCACGGTGTCCCGCTCGTGGCGGTATTGCGGCCCGGGAGCTTCTGGCTCGGCGGCTTCCTTGACCTCTTCCTTCGGGGCCCCCTTCATATCCTTCGGCTGCTCAAGCTGCTCCTGCGGGATCATAGTCCACTTGAAGCGGTTCCTCGGCACGGGGAAGTTGAGCAGGCGCATCTTGCGGAACGTGGGGCGTCCGGGGAAAATCTGGGAGCGTCCGTCAGGGAACTTGGCAATCCAGTCCTCCGGGCCACGGTACAGCGCCATGTCGCCGCCAGCCACCCCCTCGGGCTGGTATGTCATGCCGCCCACGGAGATCGCACGCGGGATGCCGTTGAGCGGCGCGGCTTTCATCTCCTGCTCGTTCACGAAACTCACGGGCGCGGTGAAGTCCACGCTGCCCTTCTTCAGCATCTTGAGAAGCTGGTTCTTGAACTGCTTCCCGCCGAGCGGGATCGTCCCCGTGGGGCGGCCAAGCTGGTCGTACACGATCACGAACAGCGGCTTCGGCTGCTGCCTGAGCGAGCGGTTGCGGTACTGCCGTATCACGCGGGCGGTGTCGCTCGGCTTCGTCTTCTGCTTCGGCGAGTACGTGAGTTCGATGTGGCGAACCTTCGGCTCGCGCTTGATCTTCTTTCCCGAGCCGGTCACCACGTGCTTCTGCGTGGCGTTGATGAAGTCCATCGGGATGTCGAACGTGCCCTCGTATACCTGCACGGTCGGGTCTTGCCCCGCAGGGTCTTGGTCTTTCGCCGTGTCCGCCTCGGTGCTCATGCTCTTGAACGCGGAAAGCACGGTCTGGTAAATCTTCACAATGACAGGCTCCTCGTATTCCTGCGCGAGCATGAACGACGCGACCTCGTCAAGCAGCACGTTGACAGCCTCGGCGATAAGCCCGGACATGGCGCGAGGCTCCCCCTCGGCCAACGGGAAGTTCATCGAAAACACAGTAAAGTTGGGAATCCCGAGGTCAAGCGCAAGGGTCACACGGGGGTTCACGTCGCGGATGATCGCAAGTTCGAGCACTCCGTGGGGAGGCGAGACATAAGCGTTTTTGGTCGCGTTTTCCATCTGCTTATGAGCTTCCTAAGCAAAATTCACATGAACTTAGTAAAGCCCGAAAATGAACAACTCGTCGCCACCGGACAGTTCCCAAACTTGATCCAACCTTGGGGCCACAAGACCGTACAGGTGGCTCGGGTCAACGTTTCCGACCTCCCCGGTCGGGGGCGGCGGGGTGATTCCGGTCCCCAAGTTCAGGATTTGCACCCAGCCAGCCGGGGCGCTGAACGTGTTAGCGCCGATGTTGCGCCATGCCACGTTGCCGTCAGGAGTGCCGCCGTTGAGCGACAAATTCCAGCTTGGCTTGGAGTTCTGCGACACGCCAGCGTTCAGCGCAAGCTGCTGGTTGCCGTTCGGGTCCACCACGATCTGGCCGAGGAACACCGTTCCGCCCGGAACCCAGCTTGATCCGATGGCTATGCTGGAAAGGTTGCTGTTGATCGGCGGGTTCCCGAGCACATAGACGCCGTTGCTGAGGTAATAGGCGGACTGGAGCGTCGGCGAAAGCATGCCAGCATTGGCTTGAATGCTGGGCGTCTGGATCGCCACGTCAGCGGTGTTCGTGACTTGGAACGTGGACACCTCGGCGGTGCCGGAGTCAAATGGGTTAGAAAAATCCGTCCCGGCGAAATTCGCCGTGAAGCTGGTGGGCGTCGCCGAAAGTACAACCAAAGTCTGCCCATTCAGGAACGGCTCGGCTGTGTTGGCAAACGTTACCAGCATGCCGGGCTTGAAACTGTTTGCCGTTGTCACGGTAAGGACGTTTGAACTGAGTTGGGTCGCCCGCACGTTGGCGACGATGTTGTGCACGTCATGGATCGGGGCGGTGACGTTGAGTGCAGCCGCGCTGAATCCCGCGACGGTGACATACTCGCCCTCATGGAGGAACTGTGTCGTCGGCACGTAGGTGTACGTGGCGTTCGTGCCGTCCGACATGCCGTTGAGGATGTTGACAAACACGGTCGGGAGCGCCTGCCACTGCGAAGGCGTAAGCTGGGCGGAAAGCTTCCTGCCGTACGCCGCGACGGTCGTCTTTGGGTTCGCGGGATTGAGCGGGATCGGGTTGCCTTGCCCGTCCTTCGCCACGGTGCCGTCCGCGTTGAGCTTGAAGTTGGAGAGGGGGGCGATCCACAGCATGGGCCCATATGGCGGCTGCTCTATTTGCTGCACGAAGATGCGCAGCGTGTCCGTCATGCCTGACGGCACGGAGTCGCAAGGCACGCAGCAAAGGTTCGTGTAAAGCTGCTGGTAAAGCGCACGCCATGCCGAGTTGAGAGCGTTGAACTGAACGGTAGTAATGTCAGCAGGCAGGCCGAACGTCGCCGTTCCTGTGGCTTCCGCCTGCGCTGGGTAGTTCGGGTGCGCAAAGCTTGCCGTGAACGAGTTGCCTGACACGGAAGTCACCGTGAGGGGCACGCCGTTCAGGAACGTCGAGACCCCAAGGTTGATGAGCGTGACAACCGTGCCAGCCGACAGCGGGACGGCAAAGCTGAGGTTGACCGTAAGCGTGTTGAACGACACGGAGGTGCTTACCACAGCCGGGGAAACCCCAGTCCACGTCAATTGATTGTCTCCGGTTGCGGCTCCGACCAGGTTGCCGTGCGCATCCAAAACCGCGCCAACGGTGCTCCACGGCGGCTGCACGATGCCGCTGGTATTGGGGTACATGCCGATGCCGGTCACGATTTGGAAGTTGCCGTTGGAGTCCCGCAGCAGGCTGCCCAGCGGGTACACGGTGGTCTTCTTCCAGTACAATGCCGGGTTGATAGCCGTGTATCCCGTGAATTGGAAGAAAGCCTGCTCATAGGCCGGGAGCAGCGCGAACTGCTGCTGCGTCACGTTCTGCGGGCTGACTATGCACTGCAAGTCCTCGCCCTCGCCGAAGACCGTCGTGAACTCAAGCCCGACGTGCGCTGGCTTGGCGAGCGCGATGGCGTTGTAGAGGCTCTGGACGATGGTCTGAAGCTGGAGCAGCGAGGTGATCGTCGTCAGGGGGTTCGACCCCGCCCCGCCGACCTGCACGGCCACGCTGATCGCGTTGCGGTCGGACTGGTCGTAGACTCCGTTCCCGATCAGCTTGTAAAGCTCCACGACGTTGACGGAAATCCCCGTGTACGCAAGGATGACGTCGTGGATCGCCTTGACAGTCGTCCCCTCTTGGTACGCGGAAATAAGCTCGACGAGCATCTGCTTGTACTGCGTGTCGAACTGCCCCAGCGCGGGCCAGTTGGACGAGATGTACAGCGGCGCTGCCCAGCGGCGACGGATGTCCGGGGGCGTCAGCAGGCTCGGGTCTTTGTTGACGAGGTCGTAGGAGTAGTCGTAGTCCAGCTTTGCAAGCTCGATTGCCAGCGCCCTGACGAAGTTTCCCCAGATGCTTTGGTCGTTGCGTGTTGAGTAAAAATCCGCGACCGCCTGTAGTAAACTGTTCAGCCGGGCGTCTTCGTACCTCAACAGCGATTCACGGTTACGAAGGTATAGAAGGTCTGGGTTATTGTTGGGCGCACTAGCCATTGGACGTCCTCTTTGCCAGTCGGCACTCAACCATGTAACGGATGTGTTCCGCAGAGACACCACGCTTTTTGGCAGCTTCGCTCATGCGCTTCTTGGTCTCTTCGGTGCGCTTTTTGCCCCTCAGAGCGATGGAGCGTTTTTGCAATGTTTCAGCGGATGGATGTCTGCCGGTAAGAGCTTCGCTCATCTTTCTACGGGATTCTTCAGAATGCCTTCTGCCAAAAAACGGATTGGATTTCCCGGCTATTGCTTTTCTAACCGACTCGCTGATTTTCTTCTTGACATCTTCCGTCACATGTTTTCCCAACATGTGACGGGAGGAACGTTCGCTACGTATTTGGCGTTCTTCCTCTGACTGTTTTCGACCGAGATTATATTGGTTACCTACGTGAACTCGTGTACGCTGAAACACAATTTTCGGGTCTTGTTTCTTACCTAATTTAGCAACACGCATTTTCATTCGGTCTTCTAAACTACGCTTTTTTCCGCGCCAATAATCAGCACCCTCTCCGCCCGATGTTAGGTTGTAGCCAAATTGATGGTCATTAGCTCTGTATTTGGTGATGTAAAATTTTTCTTGAGCAGAAAGGTCTTCTTTAGAAGATGCGTAACCAGATAAAAGACAAATTTCAAAGGCGTTCCTTCCGTGCATTCGTATAGCATTGTACAAATATGGGCAATAGTTCTTGCCCGCAAGAGCGAACTTAAAATGCTCATTTTCCCGTAGCCCAAAACGGCGAAAACTTTTGCCGACGTAAATCTTACCGTCCAGCTTGTTAACAATGGTGTAAATGTGCATATACTTAGAAACTACAAAGTCGTATTGCTAAGGTAATTTATTGTAATGACCCCAGGGGCCAGGTACTCGGTCGGCGACACCGTGATGTCCTTTGCCCCGCCCTCGTTGTAGACTTGGTAAGTGACGAAGAAGGAAAGCTGCGCCGGGGTCGGGACATCGAGCGGGATCGTCAAGGCGACCTTTCCGCTGTCGGGGTCGTCCGTGCCGTAGATGTAGAACGAGCCGGGCGTGGAATTCACGACGCCGGGCGCGACCGCGAGATGCGGGACGGCGGGGCTGTTGTTCTGGAAGTCCTGCAAGGACGCGGCGCGGCGGAAGACCTGGCCTTGGTACAGCACGTCCACTATCGCGGTCGGCTGCCCTCCCGTGTCGATGGTGCTGTCGGGCAACACCGGGTTGGCGGTGACCCATGCGTTGTTTGTCTTGTTCGTCTGCGTCCAGGCTGTGCCCGTGGGTATTACGACGCCGATGTCGTACGAGCCGTCGCTCTTCGCGCACTTGTTGAGCGGAAGCTCCACGCTCTGCACGCCCGTGATCGCCTGCACTTGGCTGACAAGCTCGGACTGGAACAGGGTGGTCGAGGAGTTGTCGAGCACCACGTTGATTGCTGTGCGGATGACCGGATCGACCGTCGCAGCATTGGTGTTTGCGTCTAGCGTGACCGTCATGGTGATGTCAACATTGTTGGCGACCTCCGCCTTGATAAGCACGTCCGCCGCAGCCGACTGGGTCTGCGCAATGGTGTTCGCCAAAAGCTCCACGAATGTCGGGTATTGGGTGGACACGGTGAACGTTTCGACCGTGAAGTAGGAAACCAGCACAGTCCCGCCGTCCGGGATTCTCCCCGTGAGAATCCTAGCCAAGGTCGCGGAGCCGGAAGCCGGATCGACTGTCAGCGTGAAGTCGAGGTTCTCCTTCATCACGACGTTCGTCACGCCATTGTTGTACGTGACCTTGATGTAGCGGTTGGCGTAGGGAATCTGGTTGCCGACAAGACCGCTCGGGTCAAATGTGGCGGAGCCGACCACGTCCAGCCCTCCGTCGTTGCCGAAGGCCCCGTTCCACCCGTCAAGGACAAGAGCCAATGGGTTGAAATCGAATGGAGCCACGGCAGGAAGGTTTCCGGTGTTCGCTTGGTTCGAGTTGAACACCCCGGTGCTGTAGCTCTGCGGGAGCCATGTGTTATACACGAACCCGTCATTGTCCAGCGTGGTCGGCAGCGTGCCGCTGAGCACCTGCGACTCGTCGGAGATGAACGACAGGCGCTCGTAGAGGACGTACTCGTTGTAGGAGACAATGACCTGCTGCCCGACTTGAAGGGCGCTGCCCGTGACGGTGCCCGAAGTCAGCGTCGGGCCGGTGTTGGCGTAGTTGAACGTGGCCGTGAACTGGGTCGGCGAAACCGTGGCGACGGTCACAGCCTGACCGTTGAGAATCGACGCGAAGGTCGGATCAAGGATGCCGCTGAGTGCCACAGACGCCCCCACGCCGAAGTCGTTCGGCACGGTTACGGTCAGTATACTGTTCACGATCTGAAGCTGTGTCAGCGTCGCGGACGACGTGAGCGGCTGGATGCCGTACTCGTAGTACGGGCCGTAGGCGACGATGCTGTAGTCCTTTCCGAACACATACAAAGTGGACAGGTCGAGGCTCCGCACGCTCAGGACATTGAGCGGCACGCCAGCCGAACTGAGGGGCTGGCTCATGCCGATGGCAATGAGCGTCGGCGCGGTCAGCGAGCCGATAGTGACGGTGGCCTGAGCCGGTGCGCTGGTCAGCGGGACTTGCACGATGTCGCCAGCGTCGTTGGAGCCTCCGTTCAGGAGGAAATCCGACGTGTGAACGAGGGTCACGTCGCTGATGGGCAGGACGCCCGTCTCGGTGGCTGACCCGGTGACGGAGTAGACCTGGAGCACGGGCTGAAGCGCCGGGACGTGCGAGAACGGCGAGGCGAGCCTCATGAAGAGCGCGAAAGAGTACGTCCCGGTTGCAGCGCCTGCCAGCGCCGCCAGCGCCGCTTGGTTCGTAGCCGGGGCGTTATTGATCGTAAGGGGGATTTTTGCTTGCGTGATTGAATTGCCCACGTACTGGTAGGCAATGTCGCCCGTGTTGATGGTGATTTGCCCTGTCGCGACGTTGAACTGCGCCCGGTCGAGCGAAAGGTAGAACGAGTTCGAGGCGCGGTTCACGAAAAGCTCAACGCCGTCGTACGGCGGGTACGCCAAGGCGCTGTAGTTGCTGATCTGGAACGTGTTGCTACCGATGTACGCCAGCGTCGAGTATGTGTTGGTGGTTCCGTACACGCCGTTGTTGGCGTAGGAGAATGGCACGAACTCGTCCTGCTGGGAGAATGTCGTGCCCCTCGCGTAAATGTCCACCGCGCCAAATACATGCTTCAGGCGGGTCGGGTCCCAGTCGCGCAGCATCTCAAGGTCGCCAGCGGCGACCACTTGGGCAGAGATGATCCCCGGAGTGCTGAGCGCGGTCACCAGGTAGCCGTTGGCGGAACTGCTGTCGTTGCCCGTGAACTTGCGGGCTTGGATGCGTGCCGCGAACGCGGAGTTGGACTCTTGGTCGGTGCCGAACGCAGCGCCGACAAGGTTCGTGACGTTGACCCCGGTCGGCACGCTGCTCACTGCCGAGGTGATGGTGCCCGCCCCGACGTTGCCCACGGAGCCGGGCTGCGTGCATTGCGCCGGAACGCTGATGCCCCACCATCCGAGGCTCGTGTTGTAGTACGAGGCCAGGTTGGAGATGTTTATGATCCCCTGCCCTTGCGTGACGAACGTCAGCGACGACGTGGTCGAGTTCGGCAGGGTGGAAACCGTCGCCCCCTCCGGGATCGTGATGGTGGAGGTGGGCTGCTGGTAAGTGTAGAACGTCAGGACAACCGTTGACTGCGACGCGCCGAGGCGGGTCAGCCCCGCGTCCTCGCCCAGCAGGTCGAACTGCTCGTTGATGAGGTTCTGCGTGTCCTGCGGCGACAAGCCGTAGGCACGTGCGATCTGCTGCTTGTATGGGCTGGATTGGAATGGGTCGGAAAGACCGTTGCCGCTGACGTTGTCAACCTGAGAGATGGCGGAGACCGAGGTGG